TGCAGAAATGAAAAAACCCGCCGGGGCGGGTTCTTTGGGTGATGCGGACTGTAGTCAATCACCAAGTTTCGATATGCACATCGTCAACGAAAAGATTGCCGCCGTTGTTGTTGAGGTTAAACCCCTCAATCACAACTAGCGCGTGGGTTGCCCACTCTGGCAACTCATAGCGCGACTGGTTACCGGCTTGTCCGGTGTTGCCCCATCCCGCAGTCGATAGCGTCGAGGTGTTCAGTGTCGTAAGCGTGCCGACATACTCAGGAGTCGGCGCGGTGCCTGGCGCTGTTTCGATCTTGCAAATGGCAGGTGCGATTTTCAGATCAATCGAACCCGATCCAGCGCTTAGCTTCAGGAACATCGATACACCGACGAATCGACCGCGCCGACGAACCAGCACGGCGAGCTGCTTTGATGTCGCGTTGCCAGTAGTAATTGCCACCTGTAGGCAGCCGCTGCCAGTGTGCTTGTCGGAAGTGATGCGCGAGATTGCGCCAAAGCCGCCGGAACGGACGAACCACAGATCAACCAGACTCGCCTGCTCAAAGCCACCATCACACAGCCAGTTATTGTTTGGCGAAATTGTCGGCGTACGCGGCAGGCTGGTACTGGTCAAATCTGAAATGCCATCAGCCTTAAATCTGCCGGTTCCGGTTACTGTAGCCAGCGTGGCAACCACCGTTTCCGCACCTGCCGGACTGCCGTTGGTTGTCATCTGCACGCCAATACCTGCAAGATTGTGCGCGTAGTAGTCTTTAATCCGTATGTCGTGGTTGTTACCAACCACAAACGGTGTGCGCCAGTTGCGAGCACCGCCAGTGTGGAAAATATTGGGCGAATCAAACAGCCACAATAGGCGGTTTGCCGCCGCCGCGCTCATGTCAAACGGCGCGCTGGATGAGTTGGAATTCCACTCAAAATGACAACCCGGCTTAAACCGAATCCGGCCGTAACCAGTCACAAATACAATCTGGCGTTGGTTGTAATCAAAACTGCACCCGTCGAAATTGACGTCGACATTTTCCGGTGTGCCGGTTTCTGGCTGCGTGTCGATATACAGACCAATGTCGCTATTGCCAAACGTCCAGCGGACAAAATTGGTTTGCTCACCTTGGTCGACGCCACCTTCGAGCGACAATGTTTTCAAGCCGTTGTTACAGATGCCATCAACAAACGAGGCCAAATACGCGAAATTTCGATGCCGGATTTGGCGATCAAATCCCTCAATGGTCACGTTTTTCACCGTCGGACGCGGCGCCCGAGTCGCCACGGCTGGCGACATATTGATATCGATGCCGTGATGCGTCTGCGATCCAGTGGCCAATCCGACAAGGGTAAAGCCCTCAATCTCGACGCGCTTTCCATGATAGTTCGTGGTGTTGGTGTCCACGTTTGGGATAACTTGGCCATAATCAGGCGGATTTGATGCAAGGGTCAGCGCGGACTGACCTGATGCCACGCCGCGCCCATCCAGGTACGATCCGTTACCTCTAAAACCAATACCCGCGCCAACGTCGATCACCAGACCGTTGCTGATCGAATAAACGTTGGACGAGAGATTGATATAACCGCCAGGCGCACGCGCTTTGAGCCAGTCCTGCGCCATCATGATTTCATGGTCGCCGCCTTTTGGCACAATCACAGACAGCACGTCGTTACCGGCAGATAACGTTGTTGCCCCAGTAACATCCGTCGCCAGCTGGGCTACGTGGCCACCAAGTTTATTCAGCATTTCACGCTCCACTTGCCGGCATCGGGCCGGCAACTTGTTTATCATTGGCTGCGTCGCTATTGAGCGTCAGCCCTTTACCGGCGACCTTTTTGCGCCACGTCGCAATCTGCTCCAGCACATCGTCAGGCCGTGCGCCGCGGCGGCGGATGACTTCAACCTCGCTGGCAAAGCCGGCCTGCACCAGCGCCAGGCTGGCTTCTGCCTCACGCATCGGGTCGATCCACGGCATGTTCTGGCCGATGTAGAGCGCATCGTTTTCGCTGCCCGCCACCACATCGGACGGCGTGGGCACCACCCCAGACAAATGCGCGATGGCGACAAACTGTTCCCACACCGGCTGTACCACCTGACCGGTGAATTCGTCGGTGAGAACGGCGTAATGCACCCACTGCTCTACCAGCTCCTGCCGTTGCGCGCTGTAGGTGCCGTTGTAGTCGCGGCTGATGCTGCTGTAGCTGGCGCCAATACCGGCAGCGGCGGCACGCAATTGCCCCTGACGGAAAATCGCCACATTCGGATTGGGCCGCTTGGTGTCGATCAGGCCGATTTCCTCGCCCGCCGCCAGGCCATCGATAATCATGCCGGGCTGGATGCGAATATCTCGCGGTACCGGGTTGCCGGCCTCATCCACCTGCGGCGTGTAATCGTCCGGGCTGCCACGCTTGACGTAGGCGGTCAGCGCTGCCGCAATCTTCGCGGCAATGCGCTCGCTCTCTTCGTAGTCCTTGATGTCATCCAGACGGGTGATGATGCTGGCGAATTCAGACACGCCGCGCAGTTGTCCAATACGGTCCACACTGACGATGTGCAGCATGCGCTCAGCGCTGATGCGGCGCAGCATGTCCGCTCGCGGCAGGCCGGCGCTCTCCTGCGGGTTGTTGCGCCACACGTAATAACCCACTGGCCGGCCCCAGCCATTGATTTCAATGCCCTGCCGAATGCGATCGCCATCGTTGTATTCCAGCGGCACCATGTCCGCCTCGAACAGCTCCAGCGAATACGGCACGCGGGTGCCGTGATCCAGCTTCGGCACCGGGCCGATCAGCTGCTGCGCCAGCCCTTCGCCGTCACGAATCCACGCCTTGGCCAGCAGCCGCTGCGATTTTGCCCAGCTGAAGCGATGCGTCACTTCCGGCGTCTTGCACCAGTCGCGCCACACTTCCAGCAGCGCCTTGGCATACTCCTCATGAATGGAGCCATCGGCACGGCGCGGCTGCGGCTCAATGCCGATACCGTTGGGGCCGACGATGTTATTGACCAGCGTGCGCAATGCGCCACGGCTGATGTCGTGATTACGCTCCAGGTGGCGCGCCTGGGCACGCAAGGCGGCAGCACCCTGATCAACCAGCTGATTGGGCGACAGGCTGTCCTGCCGGAATTTGCGCTGCGTGGATTTTTTCGCGGCTTCGTAATGCGCCAGCGCCTCACGCAGCTGAGCGCGGCGCACGCCGGCATAGGGCGAGATATAGGCAACCAGGCGGTCGAGTAGGTTCATGCTCAATCCATCCGCGCCACGCTGAAACTCACCCCGCCAATACGCGGCGCCGCGTTGCCGGCCTGCTCACGGGCAAGCCGCTGCTCCCATTCCTGCCGGCCTTTGCGGATCTGTTCCAGATCCTCCATCCCCAGCAGGCGCTCGCCCAGGCGCACGGTTTTACCCTCAAGCACCGCTTTTTCGGCGTCGAGGTATTTGGCAATCATGTCGCTGGCTGTGCTCATGCGTGGCTCTCCGATATTGATTCGGAGTGTCGCCGGATGGCTGTCTAGTTTTTTAGGGGGAAAGGTGGACTATTGCCTGTTTGGCAGGCAAACGCAGAAACGCCCGAAAAATCCGGGCGCTGGCGCATGTGTGCAAACGGTTATCCACATGAATTGTGGATTAATCCTTCTCGCTGACGATCTGATACAGGCGGGCTCGGCTGAGCCGGTGCTGCTGGCACAGCTCGCGGCAATTACGGCCGTTGAATTCGCGGCGTATTTGCTGGTTACGTTCGGCAATCTTGCTGTTGCGGCCGGTTGGCACATACAGCAAATCGCCAGCGCGGCGCTTGATCAGGCCATTAACCACAGCCTGGGCGATGGGGAGCGCGAATTGCTCGTGATAGCCGATCTCTTCGCGCAGGATGCGGGTGATTTCGTTGGTCAGCGATACTTGCTGATCGATGCTGCTGCTCATTGGCCTCTCCGTCCGCCGCACGGCGGTTGGGTTGGCTCCTCAATCTCCGGCCGGTTGCACTGGCTCTGTTTTGCTTGATTATAACCGCTCCATCCAGTCACCGCTGGCAAAACCGTTGCCAGTACGCGCAGGCGCTGGCGCCCGTGCCGGCTTGGCTGTTGGCGGCGGTGACGCGGCTGGCGCTTCTGGCTCTGGCGACACCACTGCCGGCACCGCGTCAGGCTCCAGCATCGCAGCGCGGCGCTGCCAGTCCAGCTTGGTCCATTTATGCACGTGCAGCTCCGGGTGGTGGCTGGCGGCGAGCGATAGCACCCAGGTATCCAGCGCTTCGTTACGCTTGCCCTTTTTCAGCTCCCAGCGCTGCTTGCGCGGGTTGTAAGTTTCGCTCACAAGCTGGTCGAAGTAGCTGGATTCGAGATCATGGCTGAAATGCACCTTGCGCAATTCCGGCGGCTGGTCTGCGTCGTCGTGCAGGCGGCCATATAGCAGCGCCTTGGCGGTGTCGGTTCCGACCAGATACAGGTGCACGCCCTTTTTAACGGTCTGCCCTCGCAGGTTGACATCCTGCTTGCTGGGCTTGCCGAGAATGACCTTGCCCGGCGTGCTGGCGCCCTTGCAGGCGAGCGGCCGGCGCACAGCGCCGCTACGCACAAATGCATACACCATGTGGGTGTGATGGCCGCCGGTGTCGATGGCGGTGGCCTCGATGCGCAACTGCTTGCCGTAAGCGTTTTCGAACACGGCGCCATTGATGTATTGCGCCAGCGCCATCCACAGCGCGTCACTGGTCGGGCTGCCGTGCAGCACGTGATAATCCAGCTCCCAGCTGCGGTTGCCGCTGCCCCAGCCGGTGATCTGGATCTCCAGCCGATCATCCTGCACATCCACGCCGGCCGTCATCACCAGGCAGCCCGGCGGAACCGTGCGCTGGCTGTAGGGCTCAACCCGCGCCAGCAGGTCGTTAACCTTGATGTCTCGGCTGCGGTCTGCCCATGTTTCGCCAAGCACGGTGTTGATAAACGCCACCAGCTTGGTCAGATCGTTTTGCGCCAGCAGCCACTGCGTGGCCAGCTCTGCCCAGGTTTCGCCAATGCCGAGCGGCGCATACAGCGCGTTGATGTGATAGCTGCGCCACAGCGCATCCGGGTTGTGCGGCTGCCATTTCCCCGCAGCCAGCATGGCCGGCTTCTGGTGTTCGTCGATTTCTGCGCCGCAGTCCTGGCACACATACCACGCCCGCGTGACGCGATGATTGAGCACGCTCCAGCGCACATTACCCCACACCAGATGCTGGCGATGGCCACAGTGCGGGCATGGCAGCATATAGCGGCGCTGGTCGCCCAGCTCGAACTGCTCCTCGATGCGGCTGGCGTCTTTCACAGTGGGCGAGCTGACCACAAACAGCTTGCGGTCGTGGAAGGTTTTCTGGCGCACCTCCAGCAGCGCCAGCGGGTTACCCTGCAGGGTAGTCCAGTCGTATTCGTCCACCTCATCCGCAATCGCATAACGCAGCGAGGTGGATTTGAGTTCAGTAGTCGACCCGGCTGTTTTGGCGTAGAAAATGCCGCCGGTAAAACGCTTGCGGGCGGCACTGTTGTCGCCCGCCCGGTTGCTGCGGCTGGCCAGCACATCACGCACGGCCGGCGTGCCTGCCGCCATCGGGTCAAACTTCTGGCTCATCCAGTCGCTGAGCGCCTTCTCGGTTGGCATCACAATCGCCGTCGGCCCCTTGGCATGCGCCATGATGTAGCCGATCCAGTTGACACCGGCTTCGGTGTTATGGGTGGCCACCATATGGCTTCCGGCCAGATACAGGTGGCTTGGCGAGTCAACGCCAATGCAGCGCACCGGGACTGAATCGCACGGTATCACGTCTACGATTCGGCGGCGCTTGGTTTCGCTTACCCTGCGGCCAGCCTGATCTGGCTGCCGATCGCGTTTGCGGGCCAAGCCGAATACGGGTTGATCGGCATAGGCGATAAAGCTCAGCCGATACTGGCGTCCGTCCGTCTTTGGCGCAGCCGTACCAAATCCCTTGGACTGGACTTCGCACACCCCAGGCTTTAGGCCTAAGCTGCGAGCCAGTTCCAGCACGCCGTCAAACAACCTGAGATTTGCGCTTGAATATTCGCAGCGACCACGCCCGTCTATATTGCCGTCCCCGTCCATCAAGCCGCGCAACAGCGCCAGCCGCTGATCGTGCGATGCCCGCAAGTAATTTGATGGAATGCGCTTGCCCGACTCCATGCCGATGGCGCGCAGCGCTGGCAGCCACGGCTTGCCCGGCAGGCGGAACAGGATATTGGCGGCGCGGCCTTTGTCCCATGGCATTTTTCTGGCTGTCGCCTGTGCGCCTGACGCTTGCAGCAGGCCTGCAACCTCTGCCGCATCCTCTTCATGCACGGTAATCTGGTTTCCGCTGGAATTGCCATTCGCCAGCCATGCGCCCAGCAGATATGGCGGGATCGGCAGATCTGCTTCTGGCAATTCCAGTGCGCCACAAACCGGGATAGCGTAGCGATTGCGGTTATAGACGCGGTAGGTTTGCGCAATTTCCAGCGTGGTAAGTGTGGCAACCCGACTATTCCGGCTTCCGCGTTTTTTACCTTTATGCCCCGGAAAATCGTCGCATACCGTCCATCGATGTTGATCGTCTGCCACAAAGCAGGCGCCATCGGAAAAAACGATCTGAAAGCACTGCCTGCCTTCGAACACTGGCGAAACGTAGGTTACCCGGCATGGCGCGCCGGTTTCGTCAAAAATCACGTCGCCCAGCCTGATCTGGCCCATGGTGGTCCAGCCATCCGCCGTTGGTATCGGGGTATCCAGCGCGAGCGGGCCACCTACCTGCGACGATTTCATGAACACCACTTTGCGTACCGGCGAATCTTCGCTCAGCGCATCCATGATTTCGCGCAGATACGGCACGCGACTGGTGCGCCACTCCCCCGCCTCGGCGCTGCTCTCGGAGGTCAGCAAGCGATTGCCATCCGCCCACTCGCTGACGGTGAGCGGGGATTTGGGCCGCGTGGCTTTTTCGGCGGCAGTGAGGACGGTCAGTAGGGCGGCGTCGCGGCTCATGTTACCGCTCCATCACAGACCGAACGGACGCCATATCGGTGGTGAGCTCACATGAAAAACTGAACCGCTGCAGATTCCCCGGAGCGCCTACGATCACATAGGCTGGTTCCTTGTCAGAAATCCTGTTTACCTCAATCGTGACTGGGCCAGCGGCCACGACATGCAGGCGACTGTCAACAACATCGCCAGAATCCATCATGTCAGCCAGTTTTCGCAAAATCTCAGAAACGCTTTTTTCTGCCATTGCTATCACCCTTCCTGTTTTCCGACTTCTTCCATCTGCCGCACAAACCCGCGCTGCATCTTGCCCAGAGCGTCAAAAATCTCCTGCTTCAGTGCCGCACGAATGCCATCCAGATCCTGCCCGACCAGTTCCGGAGCCAGGCGATACGGCAGGTTTTCCAGCCCCTGCCGAAACTGCGTGATCACGTCTTCCACCACCGCCTGCACTTCGGCCTTGTCGACCAGCTTGCCGATGGCGCGCTCGTATTCGAGCTTGGCCATCTTGGCGGCGTAGAACTCTTTGTCGGCACGCGCATCCTGATAGCTCTTGCTACCCTCATCGACCTCTTCTGCGGCTTCGGCGGGTTTTTTCCATTGCGATGATATGTCCGGCTTTCCGGGGTCTGCTGTTGCGGCAATACGGGCTTTGCTGGGCTCGATATCAACCAGCTTGCCATCTGCGCTCATCACCAGACGCCCGTTATCCTTGAGCTTGGTGACATAGCTTTTCGCCACACCGAGCAGGCGGGCGAACTCTGCCTGGGTGCATTGGCTCATGATACAAACGCCCGGATGAATTCGTTTTGGAAATGTTGCTGTACGGCCTGATCGCGGATCTGATCCAGCGGCAGGCGTGGGCGGTACAAGGGCTGGCTGACGAACAGCATCCATGGCTGGATGCTGGATCCGAATCCGTGAATGATGCGACGGCGCCAGATGCCGGGATGCAGCTGCTTTCCGGATCGGGCGGGCCGCATGCCCTGGCGAACCACAAAGAGCTCCCAGCCGTCTTTTGTTCGAGTGCCCTTAAACAGCTTTTCGCGTTTTTCTTTCGACATGTTGGCCTTGTAGCCCTGCTCTCCATACGCTTGCAGATAACTGAGGGTGACAACGATGTCACGGGCCGGAATATTGCCGTAGGCATCCAGCTTGATGCCTTTCCCCGGCACCACAACCATGCCTGCCGGCAGCACGCCGATGCGCTGCAGGGCAACTTCAAACCGTTTAAGCCGGCGCGAGCCGCCGAACACTTCGGGCTGGAGGTATTTCTCTGCAGGGGTACCCTTGCTGACGTCGGTCTTGAATTCGACGCTGGCCACCATGCGCTCGCCCTGCCCTAATTTTGAGCTTTCATACAAGGCCGGTTTGACGCGGGTGCCACGCAGTGCGTAGGGCGTCGGTCGGTCGAATACCCTCGGCATTTCCGCAATAACGGCCTTCTGGGCGTGGCGCGCAGTTTTGGTAAGCGCAATGGCAGTGCTGCGCTCGATCTTGCGCTGGGTGGCCTGCAGCGAGCGCGCAAGGCCGCTGGTGTCGACGGTGATTTTGATCATGCCAGGCTCGCAGCAATATCGTTCAGCGCGGATTTGACGCCAAATTCCAGCTCATCCGAAATCTTGGACACTTCTTCGGCAACCAGAGAAAGACGGTCACGCAACGCGCCGTCTACCGCCAGCGCATTGAATGCTGTTGCTGCCGTCTGCATAAACGCCCCTACAAGCGCCGGATTGGCAGCGGCGTACCCTTCGCCATACTCGGCATCAATCGCAGCCTTGGCGGCCTTCAAATGCGCCGTAGCGGCGAATACGGATTTGTCGAAGTCAAACTGCTGCGTTTCAGTAAATTCAACCGGGTTTTTCATGGTTTTTCTTTCAAAAATTGCTTTGTTAAGGGTTAAGGCCGATTTGTTAATGGTATGGGTAATGGTTTGTCGCTTGTAACTTATTGATTCTTTTCGTTTGTTAATATTGTTAAGGGTGTGAAGGGGTATATACCCATGCGAGAGTGAATTTTATAGGTAGGTAAAAATACCGCTCTCATGTGCGGGTGTGCGCTATACCCTTCACACCCTTAACAAACCTTACAATTCAATGCGTTAACCCTTAACAAAACCCTTAACCATACCCTTCACACCCTTAACAATTTCCGGTGTGCTGGGCCTTTTTGTAATCGGCGATGCCCTCGACAAACCATTCCGTCGATTCAGCCAGCCACAATTCGCGCGATTTACCATCCGGTGGCGTATGTTTGTCTGGCGGAAAAATAAACGTGGCCTGCTTGCGCTTGGCGCCAGCCAGGTACCAGCAGACTTTTTTGGCAGCGCCTGTCCGCCTGCCGCTGTTGCCCATCAGAATGGGCTCGCTGGCCGGTCGCGCCACGCCGGTCTGGTTGGCCCATATGCGGTACATGACGTAGAAGTCGCGGCTGAGGCATGGCACCACTGGCACCGGATCGAGCCGGCCGCTAATCCACTCGTTCCAGAATCGTTCTGTGCTATCCATCGACAATTCGATCAGCTCGCGCTTGGCCCGCGTGTCGGGCGGCAGGGTGCCGTTTTCGAATCCGGTCAGGTCTACCTCGTTCAGTAGATACCAGTGCAGCGCCGCTACCCCGCCTTCGCGTACCTCGCGCCGCACTTCGGCGTAGAACTCTTTTTCTTCCTTCGGCGGGGTCCAGATCACGCAATAGCGCCGGTCGTCCCGCTCCAGTACCACGGGCTGGGTTTCGTTCGACAGGAACACCAGGTTGACGTGGTTGCGCTCGTCGTGTGGCGTGACGTTTTTCGGGTTGATGCGGATGTGGTCGCCAGTGATCAAGCCCTTGAGCTTGTTCTTCATGTGGTACAACTCTTGCCGTGCCACCACTTCGTCGGCGATCAGGAACAGCTTGCGGCTGGCCCAATCGTTGAATTTGTCTTCGACGCTGGATTGATCGATAACCCGGCCGTATTCGCCGAAGATCGACATATACGCTTCGAAAAACAGGTTTTTGCCAGCACCCTGCGGGCCGTGCATGACAATGGCGGTTTTCATCTTGGCGCCGGGGTTCTGGATCGGGTAAGCCAGCCATTTCACCACCCACTCGAACAACGCTTTCGGGTCGTCCTCTTCCGAGCACAGCAGGCTCAGCAACTGCAGCAGTCGGTCGCAGTTTCCCTGTTTTGGCGTGGTCGGCCAGCCGCCCCACAGATTGCAGGTGATGTTTGAATCGGTGCCGCTGGGGTCAAACCCCACTTGCTCGATGCGCACGATGCGGCGGCGCGAATCGGCTTGCCAGTCGCGCACGAAATTCTTGTTGGTGCAGGCATCGCGGACATCGGCAAGCTTCACCAGCATGTGCTCCTGGTGGTCGAATGCCACCGAGCCAGATCCATACACCAACGAATAACGCTTCAGAGCAGACTCCACGCCATCCACACCAAGCGCAGCATTCCCCTCCCCCCCGTTTGTGGCCGGGGCGGGCGCAGCCGTGCTTCGCCACCCCAATGCCGTGAGCTTGGCCTCGATCTGCTGGCGCACGATGTGCAGGCCTTCCAGCGCGTGCAGGTCGTTGAAGTCGGTGGGGCCGCCTTTTTTCGCTGGCCGTTCGGCGGCAAATTCGGGCGCAACCCATGAGCCCGAAACTGCTACGGCGGCAGCGTTGGCGGCGGTGATGCCAGGGTTGCCGGCGCTGGCGTAGTCGTCGTCGGCGCAGATCAGCAGCTTGGCGCGTGGGTAGCGTTTGTGGATGGCCTGGGCGACGGGCAGCAGGTTGCCGGCATCGAATGCGACGATTACCGGCAGGCCGGTGGCCTCGTGCAGACTAGCGGCGGTGGCGTAGCCTTCGGCAATCAGGGCGATCCAGTCGGGCATGCCGATCTGGAACCAGTGGCCTTTTTTAGCGACGCCGGCGGGCCAGAAATCCTTGTCGCGGCCTTTTTTGTTTTTTGCCTTGTCGGCATAGATGACCTGCAGACCATGGATGGCGCCGCGCTCGTCGTACAGCGGCAGGGCCATGTTGCCTTGGGCGGTGTAGCGCACGCCGTGGCCGGCGACGCCTTTGCGCCGCAGGTATTCGCATTCGCCTTCGTGATTGAGTCGCGCCCACATGGCGGCGGCTTCGGCAGCAGCGCGGGCCTGCTTGGCTTTTTCTTCGGCCTCGGCCCGTTTCTGCTCGGCCTTGATGCGCTCGCGGTTGGCGGCCATCTGCTCAGCGCTGATTTTCTTGCCGTGCTCGGACAACTCAATCTTGCACTTGCCGTTGTCGTTGCCGTGCCAGACGCCGTAGGCGCCGGAGATCAGGTATTCGCCGTCGTCGGTGCGGAATTCGAACAGGCTGTACCAGCCGCGCTTTTCGCGGTCTTTGCCTTCGATGTGGGTGCGCTGGCGTTTGCCGATGACCAGCGCGCCGGGCAGGATCAGGCCGGCGGCCTGCAGCTGGTCGACAACGCTGTCGTAGTTGAGGTAGGTGCTCATGCGGCCACCTTTTGCTTGCTTGCTGCTATGGGGTTTTCCTGTTTCAAACAGAGAAACTCACCCGCCTCACGGCTATCCAGCAGCCACTGATTCAGAAACCGCTGCTCCAGCGCGCTGGTGGCGACGTAGTTGCGGATCGCGTCGTTGCGCAGGCGCTCCAGCCACTGCATCACCAGGGTTACGTCTTTGGCCGGCAGATCGAGCAGGCTGGCCAGCTTCAGGCCGGCACACAGTTCGCGCTTGATGGCGTTGCGGAACACCTGTTTGCTGATGTAGCGGACGAACTGGTAGATGTCATCGAGCTTGTTGTCGATGCCGTTGAGCTGGTAGGCGTTGATGAGTTCGGGGTTGGTATCCGGCGCAGGTGCGCTGGATGGAATACGGGCTTTGTGTGCCATGGTTTTGCTCCTGTGGGCGAGACTTAAAACCCTGTTTTGAGCAGGGGGTGGGCAGGAGCTCAAAACCGTCCACAGACCGGCGGGCATATTCCCAGCTTGCGCCGGTATTGTATTAGCCGCACTCCCGCCCATTGACTCGCAACGCAAAACCAATGGACGTAAAAATAGCCGCTGACTATCGGGGCGACTATCCGCTGTGGGGGGTGTTTTGAGCACCTGAGCGGAAGTATAGCCCGGCAAGGCGGGTACGTCAAAATCACTCATGGCCGCTGTAGTTGAAATAGAATGAAGGCGCGACCCAATCATCCCAATACCCCAAAAACAACGGCCATGACTGATTTCCTGAAAAACATTACTGTGGAGTACTGGTACAAAATGATTGTCGTCGCCGCGCTGTTCTTCTTGTTCATATCGCTGACCACGCCATTGGTTGGCGTTTCCAATCAGGCTGTACAACTGCTGTCGCTCGGTGCCTTCTTCGTCGGCATCGGCGAATGGATCAACCACCCGCTGCAAACGCGCCTGGAATACAACCTGAAAATCACCAGCCGTAACCGGCTGGCCAATATCACCGGCTTGG